TTTCCTACCACTAACGCTACACAAGAATTACCAGCGGTTAATGAAATATTAGCGTCAGTTGGTCAAGCTCCTGTAACGACACTAGATCAAACCAACCCAGACGTTGCGATTGCATACGACACGTTGTTACAGGTGTCTAGAGAAGTCCAATCAGAGGGATGGACATTTAATAAAGAATATCATTTTCCATTTACTCCTGATGATAACAACGAAATAGTTATACCAGATAATATCTTACAAATAGATATGGCTGAGAGTGGTAATTATAAACATATGAATGTCGTCAGACGTAATGGAAAATTATATGATAAAGAAGAGCACACCAGTACATTCACAGAGAAAGTAGAATGTGATGTTGTTTGGTTATTTGATTGGGTTGATCTTCCCAGACCGATACAAGATTATATAGTCGCTAGAGCTGCATGTATTACTGTCTCAAAGATAGTAGGTGATAAGAATTTATATGAAATGTGCAAACAAAAAGAAGCTTACGCTAGATCTTTAGCACTTGAGTATGAATGTAATCAAGGTCAGTTCACATTCTTTGGACACCCCCAAGGCGGTAACTATTACAACAGCTACAAACCATACCATGCCTTACAAAGATAATGCCAAATGTCACACAAACTATTTCTAACTACTTAGGTGGTGTATCTAAACAACCAGATACAAAAAAGTTACCTGGACAATTAGTTGATTGTATTAATGCTTATCCTGACCCTACGTTTGGTCTAACTAAACGACCTGGATTTAAGTTCCTTAAAGGTTTAGGTAATGAAAACACCTTAACCAATGCTAAGTGGTTCTATATCCACAGAGATAATGATGAGAAATATATAGGTAATATTAAAGGTACCAATATTAATATTTGGAATGCTACTACTGGTGTACAAGCAACTGTCACCTACACTTCAAATGCTAATACTTCATACCTGACAGGTACTACAGCTAATGACTATGACATCTTAACTGTACAAGATACAACGATAGTTACTAATAAAACTAAGACTGTAACCACTCAGGCTGATCCTTCTTTTACTGCAAATAAGGTAGGAACTGTAAGGCTTAGAGCTGTTACTCCTAATACGACATATAGCGTTACTGTTAATGGTTCTACAGTTACAAATACAACTGGAGATTCAGCTAGTGCAGATGCAATACTAACTAGTTTAAAGAACAGTATTAATGGTTTAAGTATATCTGGAATGACAGTCACTCAGCTTGACTCATCCCTTGAATTAAGCTGCTCTAGTGCCTTCACATTGACTGGTAAGGGCGGTGCAGACAACGAAAGGTTAGATACATACCAGAACCAAGTTGCAAACGTTACAGCCCTTCCTGACAGGTCTCTACATCATCGTGTAGTTAAGGTATTAAACACTAGCTCAGACAATGATACTTACTACTCAAGATTCATAGCTGATAACAGTACATCTGGAGCTGGATACTGGGAAGAATATATAGCACCTGATGCATCCCCAGGCTTAACAGCCACAACTATGCCTCATGAGCTAGTTAATACAGGAACTAATGCATTTACCTTTAGAGCTGTATCTTGGACAAATCGACTAACTGGTGATGATACAACTAACTCACATCCTAGTTTTGTAGGTAAAAAGATTCAACAAGCTTTCTTCCATAGTAGCCGTCTTGGTTTCTTGGTTGAAGATAATGTATCAATGAGTCAAGCTAATGAGTTCTTTAACTTCTATCATGTGTCAGCAATGACTCAGATAGCTTCTGACCCAGTTGATCTTAGTACTTCTAGTATTAGACCTACACTTTTAACAGGTGTCTTACCAACTGCACAGGGTTTAATCCTGTTTAGCAAGAACCAACAGTTCTTGATGTATGCACCTAATGGTATCTTCACTCCTACTTCAACAATCATTCGTGGTATCTCTAACTACGAAATGGATATCAATATTGATCCTGTTGATAATGGAACGAACTTAATCTTCTTAAGTAAAACTCCAGGTTATACACGTATCTATCAGATGAGAACAGCGGGTCAAGAGATGAACCCGTCTGTCTTAGATATAGGAAGAGTGGTATCTGAATATATACCAAGTTCTATAACAGATCTTATAGCTAGTCCTCAAAACTCATTCATAGCAATGTGGGGGACAGATAAGAATGAGATCTATTTCTACAGAACATATAGTGATGGTCAACGAGAGGTTATGCAATCTTGGTTTCAATGGAAATTACCAGGATTAGTTCAAACAGTAGCTGTTGATTCTGATGTGATGTATGCAGTCACCATGCAAGGTGGTCAATACACATTACTTAGTGCAAGTCTTAACCAAACACCAGAGGAGACAATCTTGGTTAACTCGGATGGTCAGAAGATGAATCCTTGTATTGATTTATATGCAACTGCTAGTTCAGTAGCCTATGACCAAACTGATCCTGTTAATCCATTCTCTAAGTGTTATATACCTTTTAATAATGTAACTGGTTTGTCTCCTGTTCTTGTTATTGGTAGTGCTGCATCTGACTTAACTAATCCTACATTTGTTGAATCAGGATTTACCATTACACCAACAGTAGCTACGGATGGAGGTGGTACTTACTTTAAGGTTCCATTCAAAGATCTAACCAGTGTAGCTAGTAAGGTAATTGTAGGGTTTAAATACACCTATGATATACATTTACCAACAATCTATTTCTCATTAAATGACCAAGGTACAGCATCTGATTATACCTCTACATTAACTATAGCTAGAGTTAAATTCTCAGTAGGATTATCTGGAGTTATTGGATTTAAATTATCGAGAAAAGGAACAACAGACTTTGATGATGTTATACCTGTTATTTCTGCAAACGAATACTTAGCTAATGACGTAGCTCTAGCTAATGAGTCTGTAGCTTCAATACCAATACATCAAAAGAACACCAACTTTACGCTAAAAGCATTTAGCGATTCACCATTCCCTGTCTCACTATCTTCAATGATGTGGGAGGGATATTATTCACCACGATTCTATAGGAGAGCATGACCACCCAACAGGAAAGAGAAACCATAGAGAAGAAGTCCAATAAGATCATTGAGTTAGCAGCTGGTGGAGACGCTAATGCTGCTCAATATCTTTGGATGCTTGCACGTATCACTCGTGTACTAGACGATGTATTTGATAACGATCAAGTAATCACTAGAGAGGAGCACTTAGAAGTTCTTGAATACTTATTCGTCAGATTACCAACCAATCCATTCTTTATTAGACATCAAGACGTTTTGTTATCTCAACATCTTTCAATGTTTAATGCATGGATGGCTGCGAATGAAGCTGAGAAAGGAGATGATACAGATCAAATCTATGCACATGTATGGAGAGATACCTTACATGAAGTGATACCAATAGTAGCCTTACTAACCCAAGGTTATGATGCGATGCCACCTATATCGCAGGAGGTTAGAAAACTATTTAAAAAACAACTTGGAGAATAAACTATGTCATTCGGTGGAGGTGGTGGCGGCTCATCAGATGCTATAAGACACCAAAACGAACAGATAAGAAAGAAGTTTGAGTACGATAAAAAGAACTACGAATACCAATGGGGTATAGATGAAAACACGGGTCAACAGTTAACTAATCCTGATGGCACCAAGAAAGGTGTTCAATGGAAAAACTACTACACAGCTGTTGAGGGTCTAGATCTTAAGAAACAAGCTGATCAAGAACAGAAAGCCTACCAAGAAGAGACTGCTCAACAGAACTGGGAGATGGGTAAATCCCAACAGCAGTACCAGTGGGATCAGCAGGACGCGGTATATGCAAAGAATCAAGAACAGTATGAAGATACCCTGTTATTTAATCAGGTTGAATATAACGATGCTATTGAGAGAGAAGAGGCTGTATTAAATGAACAATTTATCAGTGCAGCATTTGAGAATCAAGGATTAATAGCTAATTTATATGAGTCAACTGGTACTAAAGGTTTTGATAAAGTATCTCAAGAATTAGGACTTCTTAAACAAGAAGACTTAATAGAAAGTCAAAAGCAAAAGCAACTAACTAATCTTAAACAAAGTACAGCTGGAGCTAAGTTTGCTCAGGCTGGTACAAAGATTGGAATGCTAGATCAAGCTGGTAGAACTCAGTTCCAACAGGCAGGTCTTGTCCATGATTTGTTTGCTAAGGAATCTGCGAATAGGTTTAAGAAAGCTTCATTGTTAATGGATGTTGATACTCAAGATCGAATAGCACAACATCAGAATGATCTTATCCGTAGAGAGAATAAAGCTACCTATGCTAAAGCTTCACATGAAAGTACAGAAAGAAACCTACAAGCATTAAAATCTCAAGGTCAAGCTGCTTTAACACAGGCTGGTAGATCACAAGGTAAAGCTGTACAGATGGTATTAGCTGAACTTGGT